CCCCAGGTCAACGCTCAACAGGTAGTGCCACAAGGCGGCTATGCCCTCGTCGCTGTCACGCCACGCCACGTACCGCTTGTAATTGAGGAACTTGCCGGCCTGAGTCTCATGCACGTAGAAGCGTCGGTCGTTCTCATCCATGTAGAACATATCCGGCTCGTTGGACGTGTAGTAGTAGTTGATCAAGTCCTCAAGGGAGTAGGATGGCACGTACTTCGTGTTGATGCGCAGCATCTTCTGCGTGACCATGGTCATCAGCTTCCGCATCAGCTTGCGGTCGCCTTTGGCGGTGATATCGTCGCACAGCGCAAAGCACTTGCTGTCAGCCCATTCGTTGCGGTCGTCTTCCAAGTCCGCGTCCTTGAGTTCCACTGAGTGCTTGGTGCCATACACCCGCATCAACGTGTGACCAATCAACGTCTTGCCGCTACCGTGAGTTGGCCCCCACACGGCCATAGCGGTAGCCAGCTTGGCACCGGGGTTCTGTATAGGGTACGCTGTCCAGCGTTCAAACCACCTCCGTGCCTCGGGCGCTCCGGCAAATATGTGCTCCATGAGTTCGTGCCAAGGGCTGACGTCCCCCGCTATGGGCTCCGTCACTCCCCAGCCTGTCCACGTGTTGAGGTAGCCGTCCTCCGTGATGCGGGCGGCACCGGGGCGGAAGGCTAACCCCAAGCACTCCGCACGCGCCTCCCACTGAAGCCAAGCAGGGGCCGCGGGCTTTTTCACCCGTGTTGTGCCGCCCTTGGGCATGGACACCTCCGCCCAATAGTGGACGTTGGCAAATTGGTGAGCCGTGAAGTCGCTAGGGCTCATGCGGCGCTTCAAGGTGTGGTCCCAGATGATGCCGGGGTCGCGCACGTACACCACCCGCTCGCTCAGGCCGTGTAGCACCTTAGCAGCGTCGTAGGCGTAGGTCTTCTCGCTGTCCAACAGTTCGGCAAACGCTTCTGCGCCCCGCAGGACAATGAAGTCGTCCAGGCCGCACTTGGACAGTTCCTCTTGGGCGGGTAGCCGGGTGATGTATACCAAAGCACCTAGCTCGGTCAGGCGTTGCGCCAGCCGTTGTTCTGCAGCTAGGACGTTGGGGTTGGTGGAGGAGTCGCTGTCGTAGCAAATGTACACAATGCGCTCACCCCACGCAAACTCCGCCAGTGCGGGTATCAGCATGTGGTTGTGAGCGTTGCTCTGAAAGCTGTACACACCGCCTAGCCCTAGGGTGGGGAACCCGTACTTGGTAGCGCATGCGGCCTTCAACTCGCCTTCTGTGATGACCAAGGGCTGAGTGGCGTCAGCGGCCATTTCAACCCAGTCCACAAACGGGGGCAAGTACACTCCGGACTTGCTCTTGGCGGGTTGAACATACCGGAGGGGCTTTTTGCCGGCCACCGCGTCAAACCCTTTCAGGGTGCTGACCACGTACCGGGCACGGAAGAACTTATCAACCTTGCCTTGCAAGGTGAAGTAGGGGATTTTGAAAGCGGGGAATTCGGGCAGCTTGAGTGACCTCATGCCCATACCTGTGAGCGGCTCTAGCTTCATCAGCCGAGCGTCCTCCTCGTCCAGAGCGGATTGTCCTAGCTTGTCCAACATGCGTTGGTGGACGTCCTCACGGGTGAGCGCTCCTCCATTCTTGGTCTTCTTGGCGGAGGCTGTCATACGGCCCCTCCCCAGCTACGAGGTGGGTGCTTTGCGGTAGCGGTCGCCCCACTGGCAGGAGCCGACAGAACGCACCAGGTAGGAACAGCCGCCGTAACTCGGTGACCGCTCCGCAAAGCCCGTGTAGTATAGGCTACCGCTGTTGAGTGCGTCAAGGCTATGTTATTCATGGGGTGTAATCTCCTTGCTGCCTTGAAAGCGCCTTCCGTCCGGGAGCGTATATAGCAGGCTCTCAAACCGGCTTACTGCCGTCACTCCGTCGTAGCGGCTCACCTTGCCCAACGGCAGCTTCCCAGTCATGTAGAACACTGCCAGTTGAGCCTCTGACCAAGACTTACCGTGCCAAGGTATAGAGGTGCCGTTGCCTTGCTTGGTAGCTGACCCGGCTATTCTGCCAATTGAAGTGCGGGGGCTAGGGCGTACCTTCCACCGGAAGCATCCTTCATCCGGGGTGTAGGTGAACGTGGATAGTAGGTCGGCGTGAAGTAGGGCCATTTCATCTGCAGCTTGTTTTGTGTTCTGGAAGGTCGGGTGCAACAGCTGCGTTGCCGGGTGAGCCATGAGTACGCCTCCAAGTTACGGGGTTGAAAGTGCGGTATCATACTGCCTTTATTCATAGGGATCAAGCGTGGGTTAAGCGTGTGCGTTTCTGCGTGAGGTAGGTTCTCCGTGCGGTAGAAGTTGTGCCCTAAATACCGCGAACTTGCAATCTGCTAGGTTGAATTGTGAAGCTCGGGTTTGAGATTCTGCGTGTGCTCCGTGTCTCCGGTTCTCCGGTGGTCCGTGTCTAAGTGCTGTATTTATTGGCGCTATTGGAGGGACGGACACTAACCCGAACCCGAGTGCTGGACGATGGAAGAGAACAGCTTCACAAACTTCAAAAAGTTGGGACGCTACTCCTGCATCCCAATCATTACTTCTTTATTGACTTGATATTAATTGGGTAAGGTAGTATCTGTAACTGAAAGTCCTACAAGGTGTTTTTGTTGTAGAGATCACCACTTACGGCGCTTCATGTTTTTTGAAAATGTGAAGTTACGATTCAAAGCTGCCACGCGAAGTACCATCTGGGGCTTGATACCCGCTTTTGACACACACGGCAGGAAAGTTTCTGGGAGGCTCTACCTCTGTGTAAATACACAATAAGAGAATAACGCAATTGCGTTAAAAAGCACAACCGGATATGAAAGCGTGCGCGGGTATCCGGTTCACGCAAACACGCAGATGTGAAGCTCGTCCCCGCTGCGGCCCAACGTCTCCGTCAATATCGGCTTGACGGCCACTCAGCATCTAAGGTATAAGCTGCGCGCACATAGAAGTCATACCGGAGAAACGACAAATGGCTACCCGCAACATCACGCCCCGAAAGGTCAAGCTCACGCCCACCGACATTCCAGGCGTCTTCCGCAACAAGGCGGGCACCTTGGTGGACGAACACAACGTGGCTCTCAGCTTCAAGGCTTTGCACACCAAGGATCAAGAACGCTTCAGCGAGGCTCTCAACGGGGGCGGGGTGTCCCAACCAGCTGACCTACTCAAAGCAGTAGCGCTAGACCCGCGCTTGCCGCTCCACACCCGACTAGACGCTGCCAACAAGGCGGCTCCGTACTTCACGCCGAAGAAGGTGGCCATCCAAGGCGTTGAGGGCGCAGCACCCATTGGCATTCAGGACGTGGCGGCTCTACCTCAGAAGGACTTGGACCGCCTGGAAGCACTGTACGCTCAGGCCGCCAAGTTGTTGGGAGCTACGCAATGACACCAGGAGAGCTCAGGGCGCGGATGGAAGCGGTGAAGGCTGTACAGGCCGAACGCTCGCTCTGGCGCTTCCTGCGGGACTACGCTTGGCCGGTGTTACAACCGTGCACGCCCTTTGTGGACAACTGGCACGTGCACGCCATATGCGAGCACCTGGAGGCGCTGAGTCGGGGTGAAATCAAGCGGCTGGTGATCAACGTTCCCTTCCGGATGTTGAAGTCCACTATCATCTCCAGGCGTTTCCTGCGTGGGAGTGGCTGGAGAAGCCCCACCTTCAGTATCTCACCGCCTCCTACGCCAAGGACGTGGCCACCCGCGATGCTGTGGACTCCCGGCGCATCATGGAGTCACCCGCGTACCAAGCAGCTTGGGGCACCAGGTTCCGCATGACGACGGACCAGAACGTGAAGACCCGGTATGAGAACAACCGGAAGGGTAGCCGGGTGGTGACCGCTACGGATGCGGCGGGTACGGGCTTCGGGGGCAACCGCATCGTCATTGACGACCCTGTGAGCGCACTCGAGGCCGATTCTGAGGTTGCCCGCGCTCAGTCCATTGAGTGGTGGAAGGGTACAGCGTCCACGCGCCTGAACAATCCCAAGGAAGACGCCATCATCGTGGTGCACCAGCGCCTCCACGTGGAGGACTTGACCGGGTACATCCTGGCCAATGAGACGGGCTGGGAGCACTTGGTGCTGCCCATGCGGTATGATCCAGCCCTGCGGAAGACCACGTCACTGGGGTTCCAAGACCCACGGAAGGTGGAAGGTGAGCTCATGGCACCTGAGCGCCTGGACGACGCCACGGTGCGGGAGATGGAAGACCGCTTGGGTAAGTACCACACCAACGCACAGCTGCAGCAGAACCCCTCCAGCCGTGAGGGGTCGATATTCAAGGTGAAGGACTGGCAGTTCTATCACGTTCCACCTGAGCAGATGGCAGCCGACATGGAGGAGATAGTGTGGAGTTGGGACTGCACGTTCAAGGACGGCACGGGTACGGACTTCGTGGCTGGGCACTGCATTGGGCGGAAGGGTGCCAACAAGTACCTGCTGGCCCGAGTATGTGAGCGCATGGGGTTCAGCGCCACCAAGACACGCATCCTGAACGAACACGCCCGCTCACCCTTCACGCGCAAGACAATTGCCGTGCTGATTGAGGACAAAGCCAATGGTCCAGCGGTACTGGACGCACTGGAAGACGACGTACCCGGCCTGACGCCTATCAGCCCTCAGGGGGGCAAGGTAGCTCGGGCCAACGCTGTACAGCCGCAGCACGAGGCAGGCAACTTCTTCCTGCCCAGCCCCACGCTGAAGGGATGTGAGTGGGTCAACGACTTTGTTGACCTGTTTGCCCGGTTCCCTGGCGTCAAGAACGATGACGACGTGGACGCATGGACTCAGGGCGTGAACTGGTACACCACGCGTGAGAATTTCAAACGACCTTCGGTTGCACCCTACACAGGTGGTGGCCGCACTTTCAACTAGGAGCATTGTATGAGCAACCGAAACTTCTTTACCCGCCTGTTCTCCCGCCCTTCTGCCACGGGCACGGTGAACGACGGTTCCAACCCCGGCGCACAGGTGGCGCTGTATGAAGAGGAGGCCACCACTCAGCTGGTGCGTCTGCTCACCAAGATTCCCGACTTGGACGAGGTGCTGAAGCAGGCCGGTATTCGGCGTGACCGCCTACGCACCTTGATGTACGATGATGAGATTGCTCAGGCGTGTGAGACCCGCTTGGACGCCATGCTGGCCACGCCCCTGCGGGTAGAGCCTAGCGAGTCCACACAAGGCAAGTTGATCATGGACGTGCTTGCCCCGGTACTTCAGGACGCAGCGAGTGGCGCTTGGCAGGCTCGGCTCTACGGGTACAGCGTGATGGAGGCGGTGTACTACCGACGCGAGGACGGAGTCATTGGCGTCAAGTACCTCGGTGAAAAGCCCTTCAGCTGGTTTGAGCCCAAGCCCGACGGGCGGCTCATGTACTTCCCTGATGACGGTTCGGGCGGCGGCGTAGGCATTGAGGTCGACCAACGCTACAAGTTCTTCTTGACACGCGCACGCCCGACGTACATGCAGCCCTACGGGGAGGCGTTGCTGAGCAGGCTCTACTGGGCTTGGTACTTCCGCAACAACGGCTGGAAGTTCTGGGGCAAGTTCCTTGAACGCTTTGGGGCTCCGCTCTTGGTGGGCAAGTCCGGTGACCCCAAGGAGATGGTCAAGGCACTGCTCCTGGCTCACAGCCAAGCGGTGATTGGCATCGACAAAGAGGACAGCGTGGAAGCCGTGGGCGTACCTGCAGGCAACAGCGGTCAGTCGTTTGAGGTGTTTGAGAATAGTGTCATCCGCCGCATTCAGAAGGTGGTGCTGGGTCAGACGTTGACCTCCGGCACTGATGGCGGTAGCGGCAACCGTGCTCTGGGCCAAGTGCACGACGCGGTACGGATGGACAAGCGCAACAGCGACATCATGCTGGTGAGGCCGACAATGCAGAAGATTGTGGACGCCTTGTGTGAGCTCAACGGGTGGGTCAAGCACGAGGTGGTGTTTGCTGACGAGGTGGGTCTGGAGAAGGAACGCGCCACGCGTGACAAAGACCTGTACGCGGTGGGTGTGCGGTTTGAGAAAGGTTACTTTCAAGACAACTACGATTTACGTGAGGAGGACTTCACGCTGAGCAGCGAAGACCCGGTTGCCGGCTTACCTCCAGCCGAGCCTCAAGGTGGCGGTGAAGCTAATCCCGGTCAGACCGGCGATGCCAATGCTACACCGAACTCTGGCACCGGAGCCAAGGCTGCTCAGACGCCTCCTCACCTTTTTACAAAGCACGGCTCCGGCACGCGGTTCACTCAGCAGCAACAGCTGATTGAAGACCAGGCCGACGCATCCTTGGGTGAGGGTGGGTTGCCCCTGGACCCAGCGCAGGTTCGTTCTGCGGTGCTGGCTGCCACGTCCTCAGAGGACTTGGCTGACCGCTTGTTCGCTCTCATGGGTGACAAGGTCAGCACAGAGCAATTCACGGTGACGTTGGAGCACGCCCTCTACGCTGCTGACGTGCTGGGTTACGTCCACGCAGAAGGCAAGGTGTAACATGGCCACCGCACTCAGCTTCATTGAAGCCATTGAGTACGCGGAGAGCCGGAACGTGGTGCTGCCGGACGAGTACTATGGCAAGCTGGTGGGCATGCAGCGCAGCCAGTCCGTCAGCATTGCTGGGTTGGCCAGCCTGGAGCAGATCAAGTTCGTGATTGACTTGGTGGCCGACGCTCTGCGCAATGGCAAGACGCTCAAGGACTTTCAGAAGGCTGTGAAGTCCGGCAGCACCAGCGTTGACCTGCCAGCGCACCGGCTGGACAACATCTTCCGTACCAACATGCAGGTGGCGTACAACCGGGGGCGTTGGCAACAGCAGAAGACAGTGAGCTCGAGCCGACCCTATCTGATGTATGACGCCATCAACGACAGCCGCACACGCCCTTCCCACTTGGTCATGGACAACACTGTGCTCCACCACGATGACCCTTGGTGGAAGACGCACTACCCGCCTTGCGGCTACCGTTGCCGGTGCACGGTGATTAGCCTGACAGAGAAGCAAGCCCAGAAGCGCGGGGTCACGCCCGTAGCCCCGGAGGTTGACCCGGATGAAGGCTGGGACTGGAACCCCGGCGAGGACTACGGCGCGGGGGTGCGTCAGGGCTTGGACGCCTTCGGTGAGGACTTGGAGGGCGAGCAGCCTCAGCTGAAGAAGGCCATTCAGCAGGCCAAGGCCAAGGTCAAAGAGCAGGCAGATGAGGCCGGGAGTGACCTGAGCGGTGCTCCTAAGCGCAAAGCCTGAGCAGCAGAGAGCAGAGCGGTGCACTTATTGAGCAAAAGGCTGCAGGGCGGGGTGGGTAAGGGCTAAATTTGCTCTAAATAGCAACTTCGGCTTTACTTTGCTCCGGCCTTCAGTTATAAGCGCCAGCAACGAACGACAGACCGACATTTAGGAGTTTCAACCATGGCAGATGCCACCAAGCGAGAACTGAACGCCGAAAACCGGCAGTTCTCGCTCACAGCCCAAGCAAAGTTCAGCATGGACGGCACGGGCGAAAAGCGCCAGCGCAAGTTCAGCGGCGTGGCGTACTCGGGCGACGTCATCACTGGTCATTGGTACTGGGGCAGCGTGGTGTTCGACATGGCCACCCTGAGCGTACCGGACAAACTGCCCGCGTTGATTGACCACAGTCGGTCTCAACGGTGCGGCTACGTGACCGCCTCCAGCATCAGCAACGAGGTGGGGCTCACGGTGAGCGGCAACCTGCTCAGCAACGAACACGGCACATCAGTGGCGGAGGAGTCAGACGAAGGCTTCCCGTGGCAGATGAGCGTCCACATTGAACCCGGCAGCATTGAAGAAGTGCTCCAGGGCTCCAACACAGTGGTCAACGGGCACACCTTTGCTGGCCCAATCACTGTGTTCAAAAATTCGAAAATCGTCGAGGTGAGCTTCACGGCCACCGGATGGGATTCGAATACTTCCGCCGCAGCAATGTCGCGAGGCGGTGATACTTCACCCTCTTCACAAGGAGAAAGCGCAATGGACTTGAAGCAACTTCAAGATCGCGTTGCTGCGCTGGAAGCCGAGAACAAATCGCTCCAAGCCAGCAAGGACGACCTGAGCAAGCAACTTACGGATGCCACCGACAAGCTGACCAAATTCAGTTCTGAAGCCCGTGCTGCTGCTGTTCAGCAACTGTTCACCGACATCGGTCGCGAATACAAGGCAGACGACGCAGAAGCGAAGGCGTTCAGCGCCATGCCGCAGGAAGCGTTTGACGCCACGGCCAAGGTGATGCGTGAACAGTTCAAGAAGCCTGCTGGCGGTGCCTCCGCTCCGCAGACCGCTGCGTTGTTCCAACACCAGGCCAACGGTGGCAGCGCACCCGCGCAGACCACTGCACCCGCAAGCAACCCGCTGATGGCTGACGCTGAAAAGCGCGCAGCACAATTCAGCAAGCGAGCCTGACCCGCTGTCCCTTAACCCATAGACGAAAGGAAAGACATTATGGTCTCCGCTGTCAAGAACGAGCCGGGTCGCGCCAGTGACTGGCTCCTGTATGAAGAGGATGAGATTGGCCGCTACTCGCGTGACGTTGTCACCGTGGCCGCCAACCAAACCCTCAAGTGTGGTGCTGTTGTCGGCTTGAACGCTGCCGGCACTGAGGTCGTTGAATACGACAACACCGACCCGGATGGCGGTGTTGTCGTCGGTATCATGGCTGAAGAAGTCATCACCGGCGCTGCCACCGTCAAGGGCGTGATCATCGCCCGTCACGCCAAAGTCGCACCCAGCGGCCTGGTGTGGAAGACCGGGCTGCTCCAAGCTGACAAAGACGCTGCCATGGCGGACTTGAAGGCCGCGGGCATCATCGCTTCGGCTGAAGCCTAACCACAACACCACCTGAAAGGAAACCCGCATCATGATGATAGACCCGTTCAAGGACGGTTTCAGCCTGACTCAGTTGAGCCAAGCTATCAACGTCCTTCCCAACATGTATGGCCGCGTCAATGAACTGGGCTTGTTCGCATTCCGCGCACAGTCCGTCAAGACCGTCACCATCGAAATGCAAAATGGCGTTCTGACGCTCGTGCCCACCACTCCCTGGGGGGGCCCCGCGCCGAAGAACAAGGTGGGCAAGCGCAACGTGCGCTCGTTCAACATTCCGCACATGCCGCTGGAGGACACCGTCCTGGCTGCGGACGTGATTGGCATCCGTCAATTCGGTTCTGAAAACACCCTGGAAACCGTTGCCACCAAGGTCAACGAAAAACTCCAGACCATGAAGAACAAGATTGACCAGACGCTTGAATGGCGCAAGATGACCGCGCTGAAGGGCATCGTCCTGGACGCTGACGGTTCTGTCATCGAAGACTACTTTGCGGCCTTCGGCGTCACCAAGAAGACCGTCACCTTCGTCCTGTCCAATGCAGCCACTGACGTCCGCGCCAAGTGCATGGAAGTTGTGCGTCACATTGAAGACAACCTGCACGGCGAAGTGATGCAGCGCGTTCACTGCCTGGTGTCGGCTGAGTTCTTCGACGGCCTGGTGGCTCACCCCAAGGTCAAGGAAGCCTACGCCAACTATGCAGAAGCCGCACAACGCATTGGCGGTGACATGCGCAAGGGCTTCAGCTTCGGTGGCCTGACGTTTGAAGAGTACCGTGGCGTGGTGGACGGCAACCGCTTTATCGACTCCGGTGAAGGTCACGCCTTCCCCATCGGCACCAACGAAACCTTCAGCAACTTCGGTGCGCCTGCAGACTTCGTTGAAACGGTCAACACCTTGGCTCTGCCGTACTATGCGCGGCAGCAGAACAAGGACTTCAACCGTGGCATCGACCTGCACGCCCAGTCCAACCAGCTGCCGTTGGTGAACCGCCCTGCCACCATCGTTGAACTCGTGGCCTGATAGGAGCCTTCCATGTACGCAGTCCGCGCTGATTTGGTGAAACGCTTTGGGGAGCAAGAGATTGCTTCGCTTGAAGACCCGGATAACACCGGGGCACCCAGTGCGGCTGTGTCACAGGAAGCCCTGGAGGACGCCACAGAGGAAGTGAACAGCTACGTGGCTGTGCGCTACGGCTTGCCGCTGCCTTCTGTTCCAGCCCCTTTGTCCCGCGCCGTGTGCGACGTTGCACGATTCCGTCTGTACAAAGACCGCCCCACTGAGGAGGTCAAGTATCGGTACGAACGGACAGTCAAGTGGTTGGAGCAGTTGGCAGTTGGCAAGGTGTTGCTCACGTTTGACCAGGCCTTGACTCCTGCTCAGACGGAAGAACTCACCAGGCCAGCTACACCAGTGAGCGCCCACTACTCGGGCGGAGCGTTCAGCGATGACACGTTGGGCAAAATGGTCAACCCCGCAAAGGTTGACGGTTGGGGAGTGAGTCTGCGATGAGCATCGGAGTCCGCATCACAGTCGGTGATGACAGTGCCGTGCTGTCAGCCTTGAGCAAGCTCGCGCTTGACAGGGATGACAAGACCGCATTGCTGAATGAAATCGGTGTCAACTTGGTGGAGAATGCGCGGTTGCGGTTCTCTGATCAAGTGGCCCCCGACGGTACACCTTGGCAGCCTAGCCTGCGGGCTATCAACCAAGGTGGCGACACGCTACGGGACACCGGCACTTTGCTGGCGTCCTTGACGCACGCAGTTCTGTCCGAGGGCGTGGAGTACGGGACAAATGTACCCTACGCTGCCACAATGCACTTCGGTGACACTATTCGGGCTTCTGCTGCGCCGTATCTGACGTTCCGGGTTCCCGGGGGCGGGTGGGCCAAGAAAAAGGAAGTGACCATACCGGCGCGTCCGTTCTTGGGGTTGGACAGTGACGATGAACAGATGGTGGTAGACATCATCGGCAACTTCTTGAAGGTACAGTGATGGCAACTTGGTGTAAACGTGCAATGTCGAGAAGCTCCAGCGTATTGACAAGAATTCAAACTCGACTAAAGGAACCGAAGATATGGCAGAACAAGACGACAACCGCTGGAAACTTGACAAACACATTCCTGTGGCTGTCATCTTCGCTATCGTGGTGCAAGGTATGGCTGGCGTGTGGTGGTTGTCCGACCTGCAGCACTCAGTTCAAGATCACGAGCGCCGGTTGGTGGCTCAAGAAGCCGCCAAGATTGCTGAGCGTATGGCGGTGGTGGAGGTGCAGATGCGGGACAGCCGTGAACTCCAATTAGAGATGAACCGCAAACTTGACCGCCTGATGGACTCCAAGGGTTTGCGCGGTCAGCAGAGGCCATGAACGAACTCATCACCAATTACTTTGAAGCGGAAGAGTCCATTGTGGCGCGTCTGCAACAAGAGATGCCTGAGCTCAAGTCAGTGCTGACTCCGTTCAGCATTGGGGACATGGTGGAGTCATCTCAGCCCTCCCCGGCTGTCCACGTCATTTATGGCGGTGACGCGGTGAGCGGCAATGAGGCCGGTTCTGGAACCCGGCGCACTATCGACCAACGCTGGTTGATTGTGTTGGCGGTGCGCACACCCAAGGCGCAGCTTCAGAACACAACCGAAATCAGAACGCTTGCGGGTGAGTTGATCCCGAAAGTGCTCCGGTCGTTGCAGGGATGGGCTCCTGTGACGTGGATGCGGCCTTTGGGTCGTGTGAGTGGCCCGGCAGCGGGGTACTCCTCGTCTTTCGCCTATTTCCCCTTCATGTTTGAAGGTCGTATCATTACCTGAAAGGAAACCCAAGTCATGTACTTCTCTGGACAAGGCAAAGTGTTTGTGGCTCCGTTGGTCAACGGTCTGCCTGGCGAATTCCGCTGGGTGGGCGACGTGCCTGACTTCAAGCCCTCGTTCGACACTAACAAAATCGAACACAAGGAAAGCTACACCGGCCAGCGTCTGCTGGACAAGGTGATCACCACTGAAAACAAGGCCAAGGTATCGGCTGAGTTGGATGACTGGAGCAAGGAAAACTTGGCTCTGGCAGTGCGCGGCAAAACCAACACCATTGCCTCTGGCACGGTGACTGCGGTTGCGCCTGACACGTCTCCTGCTGCGCTGGTTGCGGGCTCCATCTGGGCGCTCAAGCACCAGAAGGTCAGCGCTGTGGTCATCAAGGACAGCAGCGGTGCGCCCGTCACGGTTGACTCCGCCGACTACACGGTGGACGCGGACTTTGGCACGGTGACCACCCTGGACGTGACCGGTTACACCCTGCCCCTCAAGGCCGAGTACAGCTTCGCGTCTGTGGACAACATCGCCTTCTTCACCCAGCCGATTGCTGAAGTCACCATCCGCTTTGAAGGCGTGAACACGGCTGACAACAACAAGAAGGTGTTGGCTGAAATCTACCGCGTGGCGCTTGACCCCACCAAGGACTTGGGGCTCATCTCCAATGACTTGGGCAAGTTCCAACTGGAAGGCAACGCTCTGGTCGACCCCACCAAGCCCGATGACCTCGTGTTTGGCCGCTTCGGTCGTCTGGTGTACCTGTAATCAACGCACACGCCAGCTAGACGACCTGGCGTGGGTAACTGCGCCAGGTCGTTTTTGGAGATAAACAAAATGGAACAAGACAAGCAACTTGAGCAGATGGGCGGTTTTGAAGCCCGTTTGACGGTACGCGGGCACGAGATTGTCGTGCGCGAAGTGACCATGAAGAACCTGCGGGAGTTTGCTGCGGCTTGCTCCCCGTTCCTCAGCGCGTTTGACGAGGCCGGTGAACTGGCAGCCAAGCCGGACGCTCCCCAGGACGATTTTGCGTTGTTCAAGGTGCTGGCTGAGAATGGCCCAGCGTTCATGAAGGCGGCTGCCCTCGTGACCAACGCCAACGTGGAATTCTACGAGAAGCTGCGCCCTGATGAGTTCTTTGCGGTGGCCGCCAAGGTAGTGGAAGTGAACGGCGATTTTTTCGTCCGCGCCCTAGCCCCGGCACTGATTCGGTTCGCAAAGGGCGTGAGCACAATTGGTACGATTCTGTCCAACGGCTTGTCGCCGCAGGGCATCGAGTCGATGATGTCCTCAATTACGGCTATGGCGCCTTCCACGGCTTCATCCGGGCAGTGACGAGGGAGGAGTCGCGGATGTTCAAGGTGTTGGCCACTGTGGTGCGGGTTGCGGCGGCTGACGACAACAAGCGGTTTGATGAAGTGTGGAAGGAGTTGAGTCGTGGCGAACGGTAACATGAAATTCTCTGTAGTGCTGGAGGCGGCCACAGCCGCTTTCAACACGGCCATGAACCAGGCCAAGACCACCTACACCGCAGCAACCGCTTCTGTCAAGAAGGACTCCGCTGATTTGTCGTCTGCCACAGCAGCAGCCGCTGTGGACTTGAAGAAAGTGTTCCAAGCCGGTGACGCACGCGCCATCACGGAGGCTTTGAAGTCCACCACCAAGGAGTTGGACAGCTTGAGGGGCGGGGCCACTCTGAGCGCCAACGAGTTGAAGCGGGTAGGTACGGCGGGCAAACAGGCCATGAGTGAGCTCAAGGCCGAACTGACTCAGGCACGCGCAGAGTTGCAAGCGTTGACCACGGCCAAGGCTACCCCCACTGACATTGAGAACGCACGCAAGAAGGTGTCGGGGCTTGTGCGGGAAGTGGGTGATGCCGGGGTGTCCTATCAACGGTTTCAAGCCTCAGCCTCAGCAGCTATGGGGCGTGCAGCTACCGCTACGCAGGAGGCTTCTGACAAGGCCAAGTCTGCTGGCAAGGCCATTTACGACTCTCTCAACATCAAGACAGGCGGCACGCTACGCCAAGAGATAGCCCAGATCACTCAACAACTCAGCGAGTTCAAGAGCAAGGCCGGAGCACCCGCTGAGGAAGTCAACCGTGTCACCAAGGCGGCAGAAGCGCGGGTTGCTGCGCTCAAGAATGAACTGAGGGGTGTGGGCCCATTCGCTGAAGGTGCGGCCACCAGCATTCGCGACATGGGGTCTTCCTTGCTGGGCTTGGCGGGTGTCACCGCTGGCTTGGCCGCGGTAGCTCAGGGCTTGAAGGCGATTGTAGACACCACCATTCAGTTTCAGTCTGTCAACAAGCAGTTGGAGTACGCGGTAGGCAACGCGCAACGGGCGGGTGAGGAGTTTGAGTTCGTCAAGAAGACGGCCAACAGCCTCGGTTTGGACTTGTTGAGTGCGGCGGAAGGCTACGCCAAGTTGGCGGCTGCCACCAAGGGTACTACACTGGAAGGCAAGGGCACGCGGGACATTTTCCTCGGGGTGAGCCAAGCGGCTGCCACCATGGGCTTGAGCGTAGCGGACGCCAACGGGGTGTTCTTGGCTTTGAGCCAGATTGCCGGCAAGGGCAAGGTCAGCATGGAAGAGTTGCGCGGCCAGTTGGGCGAACGCCTACCTCCCGCAATGAAGATTGCCGCTGACAGCATGGGTGTGACGGTGCAGCGCCTCAACCAACTGGTTGAGAACGGCCTGGACGCCGAGGAGTTCCTGGCAGCGTTTGGCCCAGCGTTGCAAAAGGCGTTTGCGGCAGACGCGGCCAAGAACGCAGAAACGCTCCAGGGTCGTATCAACCTGTTGCGTAATGAATTCAAGGGTCTGTTGAACGACTTGGGCAACGGCGGGGTGGCAGACAGCGCGGTGCGCGTGTTCAAGGACTTGACGGACGCCATCAGCACGGTACACGCCAAGTTGCAGGACTTGGACCCGCGCACGGTGGACGCGGTCAAGGCGGCATTCGACAACCTGTACAGCATCGTTGAGCAGGTGTTCACCACCTTGTTCAGCGCGGTGGCGGACGCCTCCGGAGCGTTGGACTCCATGATGCAACTGATCACGGGTGTGGTCAGCGCGTTCACCGGGTTCAGCGACGCCGGGGATCATGTCAGCTTCCTGACCAGCATTCTGCAGGGTGTGAGCATCACCCTGGGCACCATCAGCGACGGGGTGTACGCTATCCGCATCGCGTTCACCGCAGCCACCGGTGTGGTGCAGTCGTTCTTTGCTGCTATTGCTTTGGGGCTGAGCAAGGTCACGTTTGGGGATGTGAGCAAGGAGTTGAAGGACTTTGCCTCCCGGTTGAGTGAGGCAGGGCAGAAGTCCTTCTCCAAGGCCGATGAAATGGCTCAGAAGTTCCAGTCCCAGACCGTAGCGGCCATGGACAGGGCGGTTCAATCCAGTGAAGCAGCTGCCCAGAAGTCCGCAGACGCTCATGAGAAGGCCGGCAAACGTGCCGCCGATGCGCAAGGTTCTGTCGGAGATGCTGCCGTTGCAGCCGGGGCAAAGGTGGGTACAGCAGCCCAAGGTGCGGCGCAGCAGTTGCAGTATATCGGTGACAAGGCCCAGGGGGTCAGCGCCACTCTGCAAACTGCGGGCGCTCAAGGTGCTGCCGGGTTGAACGCGGTGGGGGACGCTGCCGTGGCTGCCAAGCAGAAGATTGACATCTTCGCTGGCGCAGGTGGTACGGCCATCATCAACACGGCCAACGCGGTCAACGAGGTGAAGGAGGCATTCACCGACCTGGCCAAGGACGTGGGCGTGCAACTGCCAGCCGCCGCCAACACGGTCACTGAGCTTGGCCTGGCCATGGGCACGGTCGCGGCCAAGAGCAAGGAGACGGCAGCCTCGATCGCCAAGGAGCTGCCTGACGCTGTGGCTAAGCTGAACGCCGTGCAGCTGGCCGAGTTCAAGAACTCCTTCATCGGCGGCTTGGAGCAGGCTGGTGCTTCCGCCGAGTACGTCAAGGCGCGGATCATCGACCTGGCTGCCGCCTCAGCGAAGTCGCTCGGCGTCGACCTGGGCAACTCGCTAAAAGGTCTCACGCAGCGATTCCAAGATGCTGAGAAGGCGTTGCTCGCACTGGCTGCTGACTTCGACAAGCTCAAGGCTGCTGGTGTGGACGCATCCAAGCTGCTGGCCAACGGCCTGACCGCGATGCTGGCCAAGGCCAAGAACCCGGTCGAGGTGCAGGAGCTGATTAAGTTGTGGCAGCAACTCGGCAACGAGGGCAAGATCACGGGCAAGGCGCTGGTCGATGGGCTGGACCAAGCCAAGGCCAAGCTGGATGAGCTCAAGCCCGGCATCAACAGAGTGGCGGAAGCGTTCAAGACCTTCGGGTTGCAGACGCGGGAAGAGGCCACCAAGCTGGCCAACAACTACCGGGAGGCGTTCAGCGTCATTGAGTCGTCTGGCCAAGCCACCGCGGAGCAGTTGCAGGAGGCTTTCAAGAAGTACGCAGAGGCCGCAATTGCCGCCAACGGCAGGGTCAGCAACAGCTACTTGGACTCCAAGGCGGCTGCTCTAGGCATGCAGATTCAGGTGGGTGAGGCCGATAAGGTCACGGTGTCTGCTATGGGCGCGGCAACAGCATCCACCCAGAACTTGGCAGCAGGGTTCCGGTCTGCAGGGGACGCAGCCGTGGAATCCTCCGGGCGTGCCACAGCCGCCTTGGAGCGTCAGGTTGCCGCTCAGGAGAAATCCATTGAGGCAGCCAAGCGCCAGCAGGCTTTGGAGAATCAACGCCGGGGCGTGGATGACCAAGGTTTCAGCGCAGACAAGAACGGCAACCGCATCGTGATGCAGAATGAGTTGGGCACACGCGCCGGCATCATCAACTTCCTGCGCGCATCAGGCGTGGATGACATGGAGGCGGCCAAGCGCATTGCCAACGAGTTTGCTGACAGCCAGGGGAACATTCCGTACTTCAACAACCCCGGCCAACGCAAGTACAACGCAGGCACGTTGAGCATGGCGGTGCTGAAGGCGGCGGAGGCGTACATCTACGGAGAAGGTTCTCAGTCCGCCAAGTTGAACACAGGCGGGGGCAACAACTCCAGTTCATCCAGTAGCTCCTCCAGCAGTTCATCACGCATCACAGCACCGTCGTCTGGCCACAAGACTTCCAGTTCCAGCGGCAGCAGTTCCAGCTCAACCAGTGGTCGTTCTGTCAACGTGAATTTCAACCTGGGGGGGCAGTCCGTTCAAGGTAAAATCGACGCCAACGACGAGACTGCCTTCTTGGGCATCTTGCAACGCGCGAAAGGAGTATCATGAGACTCATTGATCAGGTCACCTTCCAGGAGTTGGCTTTGCCCAACGACCTGCTGTGGACGGATGAGTTCCAATGGACTCCCGTTCAAGCCACCAACACGTACACCTTGACCGGGGCGCTTATCATTGAGCAGGGTGTGCGTCAGGCCGGACGCCCCATCACCTTGGCGGCAGACCCTGACATGGCTTGGGTGACGCGGGCAACGGTGCAGAAGCTGCGGGACTGGTCTGCCATCGCCGGGCGCAAGTTCAACCTCGTGTTGGAGTACGCCACTGACGTGCGTCAGTTCATCGTGGTGTTCCGTCACGAGGGCGACCCCGTAGGCGCAGCCCCGGTCAAAGGGTTCCCCGGTCACGCCAACGGTGATTGGTTCCGTGTTTCACTCAAATTTATCGAGGTGCCTGTATGAGCATTCAAACCGGGGACATCAAACTCCTCAAGTCCCAAGTCCTGCTGGACACAACCGACGGCGGTGGCTCCATGACCTCCAACGAGGTGGTGGACGGCCTGAGCAACAACCTGTTCGCCGATATCTCTGAGCTTGACCGTTCCTATGGGCGCGTGTCTTTGCGCAAGGCGTATGCAGCGGTGGTCACCACGAACGTGGACAGCTACTACGGCTCTCACGCCATCATCAGCCGCGTGCCGGATGACCCTCGTGTCAGCGTGAGCCTGTTCAGCACCAAGGCCTGGTTCGATCGTCGCACACAAGCTCGCGACAAGATCGAGCGCTACCTGGCGCGGGGGCCCAAGTGGGCTGGCCACTTGCTTGAGATGCAGCTGGAAGGTCAACGGGCCATTCAGTTGGCGGTGCGCCTTAACGACGAAGAACCCAAAGTCGGCCAAGGTCTGAACCTGGTTCAATTCGAGGGTCTGCCCACCGAATATGAGCAATATGTGCGTGTGACCAAGGTCACGTCACAGGAGCGCACGTTCACCGTCCAGGGCAAGGACGTTGTGCGCAAGGTGCTCACCGTGGAAATCAGTGACCCGCTCCGCTTCAACTTTGAGGGTCCAACCGTGGAGCAGTTTGAGACCGGCAACTTGGGCAAGGCGGTTTGCCGCGACACTCGGGTGGCCAACGCGGCTACCTACTACGGGGCGGTGAAGCTGACCAACGCGGCTGTGATTAACGACGCCTCCATTCAGGCTGACAGCATCTTCACGCAGCTGGTGCCGTCTGCTCAGTCTGAAACACCGATGGTGGACTTGGCCGCAGCCAGCCTCAGCAGCTTGTACGTGCCGGGCAATGACGGGTTGATCAGCGCCAGCGTGAACGCTCCTATTGGGCCAAATATCAAGTTGTACATCGGCAACTCGGTTGTGCCCGGTACGTTGAGCCTGACTGCAGGCGGCAACACGATTGTGGACAACGCCGGTGACTTGAAGTCCGGCTCTACCATCGTGGGCTTCATTGAGTACGACAAAGGTCTGCTCAACTTCACCGCCAACTCTTCCTCCTACAGCGGGTCTATGCCGCTCACGTTCAAGCCTGCAGCCGTACCCAGCCGCGTGGCGGACACAGCTTCTATCAGCATCGTGCAAGACACGCGGGGCTACAATTACACCATCACACTCCTGCCCATCCCGCAGCCGGGGTCGTTGTCGGTTAGCTACATGGCTCAAGGCAAGGTGTACTACCTGTATGAGAAGGGTGACGGTGTGTTGCGCGGCTCGGACGCGGCCTTCGGCGCTGGCAACCTCAACTTCATCACCGGCTCCGTTATCATCACCACCGGGGCGCTGCCGGACGCGGGGTCAGAACTGATTTTCGCGTGGGGCAAGGCGGCCACCGCATTCACGCGCGCCAATACGACTGTATTGCCTTCCCGCGTGGAAATCACCTTGAGTCACCAGCAGGTAGCGCCGGGGACGGTCAGCATCGAGTGGATTGTGGACGCGGTCAACAAGTTGGCCATTGACGACGGCAACGGAGCTATCACCGGGGACGCCGCGGGCAAAATCAACTACGCCAGCGGCAAGATTGAGCTCACCCCCACCGCTCTGCACCCGAAGGGAACCGAGTTCACGGTCAACTACCAATGGGGTCCACCCAACGAACAACGGTTCGACATGCCAACGCGGGACGGCAACGGCAACGTGACGGTCACTCTGCCCAACGTGGGTGGAGCAATCATCCCCAAGTCAGTGGAACTGGTTTGGAACGTGGACATTATGGACAGCGCCACGCTGGGCCGAATCTTCACCACGCAGACTTTTGAACCGCCTCCGCCTATGTTTATGCGTGACCCTCTTGTGCAAGCCTTTGACGACGGTTCTGGAGGCTTCAAGCGTTCAGGCGGTGCCGCGCAGGCTGGGTCAGTCAACTACAGCACACGTGAAATCTCCATCACTCCGGAGTTTGAGGTTCAGATTCCCAAGCCCATCTTCGGCAACAAGCAAATTGGCGAGACCCGGCAAGACCAAGTGGTCAACGGCGGCTCCACTCAGCTGGTGACACGGACGTACCGTTACCAATTGCTGTCTTGGCAGTACGTGCTGACGCTGGCCACCATGCCGGTTGATGAGAAGGGCTACATGATTGTTCGTTGGCGCACGGTTGCGGGCGGTACGGCGGCCACTGAGACGTTCCCAGCCAATCAGATTCGCTTTGACATCACGCCGGGTTTTGCTGAGGACATTCTGCAAGGCTCTGTGCGGTTCGGGCTGGGCAGCTTGACCTACATTGACCGCTTGGGCAGCCTGTACCACAGCGTGAACCCCACCACCGGAGCCGGGGTGTTGGCCGGACAAGTTCAGTATCAGTCCGGGGCTGTCACCTTGGACGACTGGACACCTGGCGCAACCAACAGTCTGACGCTTCAATCGTTGGTGACTGAAATGAACGTGCAGCCGGTGGATGAGGTAGTGTTCCGCGTACCCATTGCCCCGGTGCGTACCGGCTCTGTGCAGATTCGTGCTGTGCCAATTGAGGGCAACAACGGTGAGCAAATCAGTGTGACTGCCGACAGTACCGGGAAAATCAGCAGTCCGTACATGGTGGGAACTATAGACTATCAATCCGGTGTGGTGCGCATTCGATTCGGCCAAAAGGTGATCGTGGACGCCAACGTGCAAGCTCAACCTTGGTACAACGCTGACGCTGTATTCACTGAGGCGTCTGTACAGAAGATCATCAAGCCCCGGCCTGTGTACGCTGACAGCATCCGTTACAACGCGGTGGGGTACACCTACTTGCCGTTGAGCGCGGACGTGCTGGGCATGGACCCGGTGCGGTTGCCTTCGGACGGACGTGTACCTATCTTCCGCACGGGGGATGTGTGCGTTGTGCATCACACAGACAAGACGGTGTTCCCGGGCACCCCCAACGGGGGCACCGTATTGGACGTGGGCCGCGTGCGCGTGTCCTACATCAAGGTGCTAGATAGTGAGGGCACGCCGCTCGATCCGACGATGTACAACACAGATTTGGACGCGGGCACGGTGACGCTGAAGAGCAATTATGCTTTGGGCGCTTTGACCTTGCCTCTGTACGCGGAGCACCGCATTGAAGACATGGCGTTGGTGACGGACGTTCAAATCAACGGGCGGTTGGCGCTGAACCGGCCTCTGACTCACGACTACCCGGCGCAAGCTGCTGTGGTGTCGTCTGCGCTGATCTTCGGCGACTTGCAAGCTCGCGCCTTCAGCAAGTTCAGCCAAGAGTCATGGACCAACGTCTGGTCTGACAGCATCATCGGCAACCCCACCACCAGTCAGTACAATGACACCTTGTACCCGATTGTCACCACCAACAAAGGTGCGTTGGAGGAAAAGTGGGCGCTGATCTTTACGACCAGCACGTCGTTCCGCGTGGTCGGCAAATCTGTGGGCCAGATCGCGACAGGTGACATCAACACCGACCTGGCCCCGATCAACCCAGCCACTGGTCAGCCGTATTTCACGCTGAACAAGCTCGGTTGGGGTACCGGTTGGTCCGCAGGCAACGTGCTGCGCTTCAACACCGCGGCAGCCAACTACCCCATCTGGTTGGCGCGAACCGTGTTGCAGGGGCCGGCAACGGCATTGAATGATAGCTTCCAGCTGCAAGTGCGCGGCGACATTGATCGATAAGGAGAAACCTAAATGCTTCCCATCCTCTTCAAGAGCACCGACCAAGGTGCACCGGTGCTCAACAATGCAGCTGGCTCGCTGATCAGCGTGCTTGATGCCTGCCTTGTGACCGGCTTCAACTCACTCGGCGCCACCTCCCTGCAAGTGGTTTCCAATGTGTGTACCGTGACCACAGCGGCCAGCCACGGCTATCAGGTGGGTCAACGTGTGCTGATCGCCGGCGCGTCCACCTCGACGCTAAACGGCGACAAGACCGTGGTGGCCACCCCGACCGCTACGACGTTCACGTTCGCTGTGACCCAAGCCGACGGCTCTGAGACCCCCGGATCCGCGTCAGTCAAGCGGACGCCGTTGGGCTGGGTTAAGGAGTTCTCTGGTACTAACAAGGCTGTGTACCAGATGACCGACGCGGCCAGCTATGGTCAGCGTCTGCGCGTGGACGACTCGACAGCAGGTGTCGACGCCCGCGTCATCGGTGTGGAGAATCCCACCACGGTGGACGCCTACAGTGACGCCTTCCCCACTGACACTCAGAGGGCAGGCGGTGGTTATTGGTCGCGCGGCGCAAACAACACGACCGCCAAGTTCTGGGCCATCGTGGGTGACGAGCGCTTCTTCTACTACATCGTTGAGCACAGTGCTCGTAATGGCCCCTACCGTGGAACTAATATTGGTTACACGGGTGGCTACTTTGGCGACATTTTGTCGTTCAAAAATGGCGAAGCTTACGGGTGCATCATTGGTGGTTGCCACAACACCACGTCCGCTACTCAAGCAATGCCAGCGGTG